GAATCATTCTTTTAACAGAACCATTAGAATCAAATCCATATGGTCCATATATTGGATTTCCATCATAAGCCCAACCAATAATTGGTGAGTGCGAAGATGAATTGATTTCAGATCCTCCAGATGTTCTTAAATCTGGGACATAAATTGGTATTTCGCCAACTAATTCTTTTGCAAGTGCCGAAGATCTCAATCCTCTAGATGCATAAGCATGACCATATTGCAATCCATATGATTCGGTTTTAGACTTCAATAAAATACCGTCATCAAGATTAATCTGATTAAAGTATAATAATCTTTCTACTTCATTTACTCTCCAAGATTTTATTTCTGCTTCAAACTGAGCACCAGATCCTGCTGCAACAATATCAATATTTGTACCTTCGGAATATCCAAGACCTTCAAAAATTACTTTTACATCTACTAATTGTCCATTTTGAACAACTGGAGATAATACTGCACCAGATCCTGTTGAACTATTGATAATCAGATTTGGTGACGAATTATAGTCATGCCCAGGTTTTGTAACAAAAACTTGCTTGATTTTTCCATTTGAAATAACTGGTATTACTTCTGCTCCAGATCCACTATTCAGAGAGAATGTTGGTTGTCTATTATAATTGATAATCTCTTCACTTCCATATTCTACACCAGAAGAAGTGAGAGAAACTGACGTAATATTTCCTCTAAAGATAGGATTTAAGATGGCTTCAAAACTTTGTCCAGTTAAGGTTGAAATTCCAATTCTACTTTTTATTGTAAGTAGAATTGTAGATCCACTACTTACATATCCGCTACCACCATTAATAACAGAAATGGTTCCAATTTTCTTTTTCTTTGCTGTGGAAAGCAATTTATGATTTCCAGCACCATATGATGTCAAATCAACGGTATTAATTCCAACGGCAGAATCTGTAAAGGTTTTGTGTAATTTAATAGTGAATCCATCCTGAACCTTGACGTAGTATTTTGCACCTGTTGTAAGTCCACTTACGTTTGTTCCGCCCTGAGTATCATAGATTACTTCTTCCGAATCTCGGAACTTATGATAGGAAGAGAAACCAATCGTATCGTTCGTTATATTGACCTGTAATGCCCCTGCGGATGAGTTGAAGGATGAAGAGTGGTCAAACTCGATTAAATTAGGTTTGACCAAAGCTCCAGATCCACCACCACCTGTAATTGTAATAATTGGATCTTCCAGGTAATCAAATCCGGGATCAATGACATCGACTCGGACTAAAGATCCAGTTACAGTACAAATGCCAGTTGCTCCAAAACCAATTGCATCTGCAATATGAAGAGTTGGAGGGTTGATAACATCATAATCACTTCCAGATGCAGTTGGAACTACCTGCTGCAGTGGACCATAAAAGATAATGTCAGTTGTTTTATAATTAACTAATTCAACTCCATTGATAAACATTCCCGTTGTTCCAACAGGAGTATCATATGATAACCCGTCACTTTCTACTGGAGATATTTTACGAATTAATTTCTGTGGCTCTACTTGTTTTGCATTTAAAAGATCATCACTAAAATCATATAAGAAAAATACATTATTTGATACGGTTCCACTTACAGAAATATAATTCGCCGTAAAGATATTTTCTCTGCTTCTTGCAATGCTAATCGTAGTATTGTTTACTCTTTTAACAAAATATATGCCGGAACGTAAGTCTAATTTATTTGTATTAACTGTTGGATTATAAACAATCGCATCTCCAGTTACAAATCCATGCGTTCCAATTATTAACTCAGTTCCTGAGAAAGATCCCGAGAAAGTAATTGATCGATCATTAATTGCTAATGGATTATTATAATATGTTGGGAGTGAGTTGGACGCAACATATAAAGTATTATTCAGATTCGTATAAACGTTCTGAACATTAGTAGTATATTTTGTTAAACTTGGATAATTTGTTGTAGATACTTTGGAAACGTTTTTCCTTACGGTATAAAAAATGTTCGTATTTAATTGTCCTTGGCCAGTTATGTTAAAGGATAACTTACTGTCAAATCCAGAAATACTTGCTGCGTATACCGAATTAACATTTTCTGGAATAATTTCACCATAGAATTCTCTGCTATTTGATGAAATTAAAGTAATTGAATCTCCAATTACAAAATCATGTTCATCAAATAAATTGACTCGATAAGTATATGATGAGACATCTACTAATTGAATTGATTTTACATCATATCTTACTGATACATTAAAGAACCAGTTGTTTGCTTTTGCAGAGGATAAGTTTGAACCAAGACTTTCTATTTCAATTCTTTCATCCTTTTCATAATAATAAGTCTTATCTAAAATTTTAAGATCCGATAATACACCTGTTATTCTAACCTTTACAATGTTATCTGTAGAAATGCCGACACGTCCATATGCATAGGAATCCAACACAACTTCTTTTTGTGATGGAATTTCTGAAGTAATATTAGAGCAACCAAGAAACTGGTTTAGTGTTTTTTCCTGATAAGTTACGGAAAACTCAGTATCTGTAGCCTGATTTAAAATGAGGGTTCCTGATTGTGGAAATCCAACTGTCGAGTCAACATCAAGAGTTGTAACACCGATTCCTGCAGTTGTTACAACTCTTGTTTTTGGATGAATTGCAAATGTGCCATATGCCTGGAAATCTGTGTCTTGATCATGATCAAGACTGATAATAAAATACTCTTTTTGCCCTCTAAGAATTCTTTCTACTTTTGAAACAGTTCCTTTTGCAGGTTCAAAGAATCCACCATCTTGATATAACGTAGATCCTACAAGATCATTTGGATCTCCTGTAATTTTTTCTACTACCAGATCTTTTGTGATATAATAACGAGCATCGGATGGTTGAATCAAGTAATCGCTTGGTTTGATAACCGAAGCTTCAGTATCTCCATACAAAGCATAGAACAGAATTTTAAATGAGTTATCTGTTCCCTTTGTCGAGTAAAAATCTTTTACTTGCTTAAGGAATAATGATTCATTCAGTTGAGAATATAGGTCTCTTCCATCAAATCCTGGAGAAATTTGCTTTTTAACTTTGAGAAAAAATTCTTTTAAGAAAAGAACACTTAAATTTGTTACAACAGATTCATTTACATGTTCATCAACATTTGTATCGGCAAATACAAGTTGATCTACAGATGTTGAGTCTTGATATGATGTTGTTCCAGAAAATCCCCTCTTACAATTTACAAATGAAGTGGAAGTCTTTGATTCATATGTAATGATTTCATTATCAATCAACAATAGTCCATATGAGTCTGGAAATCCTGTAGTAGATACGACATTAATCGTCGTATCATAAAATTCTACAAAAGAACTTAAAGTGGTCGAGTCAATTAAGTTTACAAGACTATCTAATTTTACATATTTGTCAATATTCTGTAAAATATCAGATGGCCCACTTTGAAAATCTAAGGATCTATAATATTGCGATAAAAATTCAACAAGAAGAGGAAATTCTTCTCTAACGTATGATGGAACCTGATTTTCAACGATTAAACTTGTCTTGACTCTAAATTCTGACATATTACAATCTGATTAAATTCCCGTTTGTGTAACTTGAGGTTACTGTGTATGTTGATCCAGAAATATCTGCTCCAGATGAGATATCATCTGTTTGCATATTTAATACACTGTTATTAATATCTAGTTGCAAATAAAGATCCTCTTTTCCAATCACATCATTTGAATTTGGAGATGCAGAAATTTCAATAATTCGCACACCATCCTTCGATTTTGCTGCATTTGTAATTTTAATTGGATATAGTTTTACTTCCCCTCTTTCATAATCAATTGTACCAACATTATTTCGAACAACGACTGGTTCTGTAGGTGAGTTTAATTTAAACAGGAATACTGCTCCTGTTTTTTGATCTACATTCGGTAAATCTCCAAGATAAACAGTATCTACGATACCATCAACATTAAATCCCGATGATTTGATGTTATATCCACTCTTTGTGTTCTTTAAGTGGAATGCATTTCCAAAACAAATTTCATAATCAGCAAGATAATTTACTTTTGCCTGTAAATTGCGACGAATTGTGATTTTTGTGATATTTGAAGTGATTGCTTGATGACTGTCATCAACTATTTTTTGGAATTTACTATATTTGAACTTGGATCCATACTTATTCAGTTCAATTGAGTCCGAATACGCGGAAATATTGCTTTGAATGATTGATTTGACAGTTCCTGCTCCAGGAGCTATATTTGTATTGTAATATGCAACAGTATCATATTCAACATACAGATACTTAAGGTCAATAATTTCTGCTACAATACCAGCAACAGTATATTTTCTCAATTCTGTTATGATTGTGTTTTTAAGAATATCCGAAACAAAATCTCCATTATAAGGTTTGATAGAAATATAGACTTTTCCGTATCTTGGTGGATTTAAGGTCTCTCCGCCAAAAACTGAAATTGATTCTGTCTCCGGAAAGATCTTAGGAATAATTGCTTCATAATCTGCAGCAGTAACTGCACGATTTTGTGATGCATAGATTCGTGGAGCATACTTTTTAATCGAATCTACAGATTCAATCTCTTGGCCGTTGTTTGATGAAACGTCAGTTGTTAATGCTGAGATTGAAGTTGTGACTGGAGTGCCGTTATTATCTAAAACTCTTCCAGAATATGTAAAATCTGATATGCCATTTCCATATTTGCCATTGGTGGTGACATAAGAGACTTCAATGTAGTTAAGATTGTCAAGTTTGACACCAAAAACTCCATCACCAAAGATGAGTTCATATCTCTGGTCTTCAATCTCTTGAATGAAGAAAACCTTTGATGATGCGTTGATTCCAATTAAATTGTCAGCGAGGGTAAATTTCCTCGTAACCGTGCTGTTCTGCGTGTTCCTGACGCTTACACGTATCGATGACGTATCAATATTGGGGTTTGTCAGAATAAACTTTTGATTGGGATTATTTGCATCTACAGTAAATGTCTGAGTAAGATATGTTCCCTCATAAACTGTAATTGAGTCAAATGATGCAATATTATTGACGACAGGCTTTGTAACTGGATCAAGAATATTGTAGGTATGACTTGCAAAGTCAAAGGAAGAAGCACTTGTGCAAACCAAACCTTTTTGTAAGGTTAATGTAAGAGGTGTTGTTGCTTCAGAAGTTGTATCGACATAAAATGAAATCGTTGCAACAGCAGATCTTCTTGATTTTGGCACATAACCAATAGCTCTTGCAAGAGAAACAACATTTTCTCTTAAAGTTGCCGAATCAATGAAAACTTCGTTGCTAACCATGTTAGCGTTGTATGAAGTAATGTACGTATTGTACGCAAGAGTGTCAATAATCGTTGATAAATTAGAACCTTCGAAATCATAGTCAGTAAAATTTGAGTTTGCTCTCAAATATTCCTTGAGAGAACTCTTAATTTGATCGAAATCGAGATTGCTAAAATTTACTAGTGCCATTTATCGTGTCTGTTGTAATGCAAATGTCAACTGTTGCGGTAAAACATCAATTCCAATGATCTCATAAGTGATAGTAACGTTAAAATTGTAGTTATCAAAGTCTGAATCAACCTTTACCTCAAGTAAATTGACTCTTGGCTCATAATTTTTGATCGTATTTTCAATTTCACTCTGTATAATTAATGCTGAAATCGAGTCAATGTTCTCAAAAAGTGATTTTGAGACGTTTGAACCCAAATTTTCATTAAAAAATCGCTCCCCAGGCAGTGTCAGAATCAAATTTCGAAGCGAGCGAGCAATTGCATTTTCATTTTTAAGCGAAATAAGGTCGTAATTAAGTGCGCTTACTAAAAAAGAAGCACTTACGTCCTTAAATCCTTTACTTACCCTTTCTAAAGGCATGAAAATATAATAAATCTATCTTATTTATTCGTAATTTTGAAGATTATTCGTGCCATCTTTCGACAAAATCGTCAAATCCACCAGCTCCACCGCATGGTCTGGAGTAACGATCTGTTGGAATGTCATATTGTTCAGTTTTTTTCTGTTTTTGAAGGTATTTCTCAGAGGAAACTTGAGTGATTAGCGTCATTCCAGACTTAATAAACTCATTTCCTTTATCTGTTGGTGAAGTTGCCATTGGGTTTAGCTCCTGATTCGTTAAAATCAGAACTTTTTACGGGGTTGCTATCCCGTTCTTGTGCTGTTTTCCAAAAATATTCATCTTCATTGCCCATCGCAAGTCGC